TGCGACAGGATCGGACCAAGCGTCTGAACAGACATCTGCATCTGCTCAACCCTGGTCGCTTTGTTGGGTTTCCTGGCCGACCCTGCTTCGACGCGATACAGGAAGTCGCGCGTCAGATCCATGATGTCCATCGGCATGATGTTCTGCTGCCAGAACGCAGCGCCCATCGGGCCGATGACAGGCGCAAGGTCTTGGGGTTGCAGTAACCACCTGGCCGCAAGCGCCTCGCGACGGGCGAGGAGACTCATGCAGTCCTCGAGTTCGTTCGCCATCGCGTCTGGCCTGACCGAAATGTTTTCTTGCTTGATCGAGGCCTCTGCAGCTGATCTGAAGGATGCCCGCGTCCAGCCATACGCCAGCTCTGTAAGACCAGTGCGCTGCGCAAACTGATCCATGATCGAGCTGATGATGTCCCACAAGTCCTTCGTGACCTGGGGGAACTGGAACACAGACATCACATCTTCAATGCGTCGGCCTAGCAGCTCCGACAGCTCCACTATCTTGAACCCCCCCTCAGAGGGGGCAAGGATCTGATCCTTGATGTCTTGATCAGCGGCCTTACTTACAGCCACCATGGTCTCGCAGCTCGTCGCGATGCGAGTAGCCAAGAATGAAAAACACCAGTTCAACAGCCTCAGCTCACCGATAGCAGGACGGATATGACTAATCGGATACGCGTAGCCAGGTTTGCGATGAAAAGAGAGCGGGGTGAACGGCCAGCCCTGCGGATCCGCGTAAAACGGTATCGGCCACGCAGCTCGCGCAATCAGTGACTGTGGGATCCCCAGCTGCTCGTCTACAGGCTCGCCCATGACTTCGGGCGGGATGTTCAGCGGGTAATCCACCCCTTCGCAAATGACCAGATACACGAACCGACCAAGGCCATCGAACACACCGACGCTTTCCTTCGGTGCGTCCTTGAACCTGTCGCCAGCCCCTGTCTTCGACCAGACTTTGTAGAAGGTGACCAACTGGTTCGTGTTCTCGATTTTCCGCTTGCGAGGCTCCTTGCTCAGCTTCCCTTCCGTTTTGTCGAGATGCTTCTTGAGGTCTTCCGGCGGGATGCCGTAGGTGGCAGCGACCTCTGCCAGCGGGCGTGTACACTTCTTCGCGCACCACAACATATCGTCCATGTTGTCGTAGTCTGGATCGATGAGCAGATTGTCTACGGTGTCAAAGAAACTACCGACCATTTTCATCGGCGGCGTCGATCCGTTGCTCGAGGTCTCGACCCCCACAAGCTCCGTCCAGAAGACACCCATCCCCTTGATGAGCGCTTCGTCTACGACCTTCCGCGCCTGACGCTTCAGATCCAGCTCCTGAGGCGTCCAGTTCAGATACGCCTGCATGAAGTTGGCGATGAACGCACGCTTCTTTTTCTCGCCCTCCTGCTGAGCAAGAAACGCCGACAGCTGCTGCTGCTCTGGCGACTGCATCCCGTTGAGACCCGCAGGCTCATTGAGCCCCATGTGCTCAACCGGCAGCTCCGGATACTCCATCACCGTAACGGTGCGGACGGGGTTCCGGTGGTAGATCACAGAGCCGAAGATCTCTACCAGCTCGAACACTTTGTTGAGCTGCATCCGAAACGATGGCGGCGCGATGGAAGAGTTGTAGCCGCGCTCGCCGCGGGCATACGAATCCTTCCACATCCAATTCGTATCCCCGTCAAAGAAGAGGCTCGCCTCTTTGGCGTCTTCGTTGAAGGGTTTCTTATATTCCGCCGCTGCCTTGAGTTTCTTAACCCAGACATTGACCAGCTGTCGTAGCGGACTACTTGCGGGCAGTTTCTCGGCCACGGCTTGCCTCGTCTGGGGTGGCGGGCATCGTCAATTCGCGGATGGCTTTCGTGCATGAAGCGAAGTCCCAGCACCCCAAAGACTGCCAGCCATGATCACCCTCGAGGTCGGGGTCTTCGCGGTGGTGGACACTGGTGCGCTGAACGAACCCGCCTGGCGTGAACGTCAGAATGGTTATGGTGGTCTGCCCCACCGCTGTTACCCAGCCGACCGTTGGACCGCTGAAGTTCCTCATATCAGTGCTGAACAGCACCGTATCCCCCAGCATCGGCCTTGGCATCACAAAGTTAGTTGTTGTCATCGCGCACTCCTTGGGCACCCAAATATACAAATGCCCCGTCACCCTCTCCCAGTCGCTTTTGCCGATCAGCGCGCCACTTCACCCACCATGGGTCAGGGGTAAGGTTCTGCGCAGGAGGGGCGTGATAGCTTGGGCGATACGCGCACAGGTACTCAAGACATTGACAGGCGTGAACCTCGCCCTTCGTGTTCGGCCTGTCTGTCACCACCGCGGTTCCGGAAACGTAGTTGACGAGCTTTCTATATCTCTTTAGCTCGCGCTCCAGGTCTGGGCACGAACTGCGAAGCACCCGCAGGAACGGCGTCCCCGCAGGCCGGATGTGCATAGATACGCGGGTCGCCTCCGTCCTTGCCAAAATGTCATCGCAGCCAGCAAGGAACGACGAGCCAGTCACAGCCGACCGGATGCCGTGATTCATGAGCTGCTCTGTGTACTGCTCCACAGGAAGCCGACCGCTGCCGATGTCTCGCAACCTGCCGCCGTGGGCATCGATAATGAAGGCGTGGAAATTCCACCCCCGCACCTTCGATGCGAACCGCTCTCCGAAGATGGTGGCGTTGCACTGCCTGAGGTACAGCTGGTCGTATACCAGCACGAAGTCTTCAGTTGGCGGGACAGCTGCAAACAGCACTGAAGTCACAGCATGGCCGGGATCCACGACGGCGTATCGACACCACTCATACGGTATCTGCCCGTCTGGAAGCTCTGAGCGATCCATCCCATGGATCCGCATATCAAAGGATGGGTAGACGAGAATGGAGTCGGTGATGAAGTCACCTTCGGCTCTCATCCGCAGGACGTCCTCTCCGACAGCTGCCCATCGCTCGAGAGACTTCTTCTTCTCTTTTTGATCCAGGTATGGGTTGTCCAAAAACCTGAGCTTGAACTGGCGGATGCTCGACTCTTCACCTAAGGCATCTTCGCTTGCATCCGCCCGCTCCTTCATTCCAAGCAGAGCGTTGTTGGTGCTGTGTGGCATAGCACTCCAGCAAAACTTTCCGCGACGATCAACGATGCGAGCGAGAAGCTCCGGAACCCAAGATTCATTATTGATGTCTTCGTCAATGTGAACGCGATCTGCTTGGAAGCCTTGGGGCGGGTCTCCTTCGCTACTGAAGAAGTGGATCTCCCATCCGTTCACAAGCGTGCAGCTCTGGATGTAGTGCGCACTCTTGAGAACCCAGCTGCGCTTCTTAATGAACCGCGGGGGGATCAGAGGCGGCGCGGGCCTCGACTCAGCGCGGCGTGCCTCATCCGTCTCTGGGTTGTAGGCGCGGTACTCTCCGGTCGTGAGATCCTTGATGATGCGAAACGCCCCTTGAAGAAACATGAGGGGGTAGACTGTAAGACCGATGTGTTTCCAGTCCTTCCCGACAATGACAAGGACACCATTCTCCTTGGGGTATTTTCCATAGGGGTCTTGCCCAGTCACAGCTCGCGCGTCTTCGATGAAGGTGCAAAGACTCTTGCCGGATCGGTTGCCGCCGATGACTAGGACTTCGCTGGCTGGGCAGGCGTGGATCTTCTCTTGGTTTGGGTTCGGTCGGTACAGGCGCAGCGCCTCAAGCTTCCTCTCCCGAAGCTCCGACTGAATCTCCTTGATGCTCTCCCGCTCAAACTGCGTCAGGTCAGGCGCAGCTGGAATCGCCGGAGCTGACACCTGCGGGTGCCGCTTCCTCGATTGCCGGGACTTCTTTGGCTTCGACATGAATGGTCGTTCCTGAGAAAGATTGAATTGCCAGCTTGAATCGTTCGTTCAGTTCCCTCTCCAGCTCATCGTCCGTCCACAGGGCCAGTGGTTTCTTAGCCCCGCCCTGTTCGACGTTCTTCGAGATCAGTCTGCACATCGTCTCCAAGAGCCTGTTGCGTGCAGATCCGCCCGCGGGGCTGTCCCAATATTGCTTGACGAGGACAGCTGAGAATCCAGCCACCCCACCGAAATATTGCATCACCCGTTCGATGACTTCTGCAGAGTGCGGGATGTTGGACCCGCCGTTGGCAGCTGCCTGCAGGTAGGCATCTACCCCCAGCTCTTCGATCTTCTGCAGGCCCACAGATCGCTTCTGCTGCCGTCTCTCTGCCTGCTGTGCCTTCTGGGCGCGAATGCACAGACGGCAGGCTGCGCTAAAGCCTGTGTCCTTTAAACGAAAGTGCTCCTTGTCCAGCGGTTTCTCTGTGCCGCAGTTGGAGCAGGTTCGTTTTTCCATTTGCCATAAAGCGACACAGCCCGCGGGGATTAGCCGCAGGCTGTCGTTGTCGCTTGCTCCGTCCGGAATTGATTAGAGCTGGTCGGTGTGCAGGTTCACACGCACAAGGCCAGCCGCAGCCGGGGAGGCGGCACCGGCAATCTGGACACCGATCCGCGAGCCGGTCGAAAGGACAGCGATGGAGCCCGCGGTAGCGGACACCTGCACTGCGACACCAGGCTGGATCTGAACTGCCGTCTGCTTCACCGAAGTCGGCCCCTTCACCACCAACCAGACCACATCGTTCGTCCGGAGCGGACCAGCGAGGTACTCGTCCAGAACACCGACCTCGATGCCGTCCGTCACATTGGTGGCAGTGGCGAGCGTCGAGAACTCAGCAAGCGGCGAGGTCGTGCTGAAGATGTAGGCCGACCCAGCGACCGTCGTGGCGTCAGTTACGAGAGCACCCGTATAGCGGGCGGCTACGCAGTACACCAGACGGTTCGAGTTGCGGGCACCCTTGCCGGTCGGCACGACGTCTTGGAACGCCTTGACGGAGCCGACGATCTCGCGGCCAGCGACGGGGCCGTTCGCATCGCTTTCGATAGCCTCGCCGCTGAGGAGAGTCGTGCCACGCCGGAACGGAGGATCAGAAAAAATCGCGCTCATTGCTAAGAGTTCTCCTTATCAAGCAGGGGCAGTGACGGGGGCGAGGAGGAAAAACGACCTGGGCGAACGGAACTTGAGGTTGCCAAGCGTCGAGCAAGCGTAGCGGTACGCGTTGGTCTCCTCTGAGAAAAACGGACCCTCAGCTACGAAAAGCTGATTTTCGAGGCAACGAAGTTCGAGGTTGCCAATCGACAACCCGTAGCCGCGACCACTGGGGCAAGCATATTCCGAGCAGACTTCGACGCCATCGAGGGACACGCTGTCGTTGAAGCCCAGGCTCTTCAGACCGTTCTCCTTCGCAACGACGATCCGTTCGTTCTCGCGGTAGCTGTTCAAAAACTGGATGTACATCTGCCGGTCGAGCACGACCATGTCGATCTGTGCTTCCTTCGTGTCGTTGCGTTTGCAGCCCACGATGCCTTCACGCATGGCGAAGGTGGCGTTGGTGCGCCAGTTGCGAGCACCGCTCGCGTTGAAGGAGCTGGCGTTGTAGTTGATGATGAGGGGGCTGTAAAAATCAACCTCAGCATCGACCGAAGTGTTGGGCCAGGTGCCCTTGCTCAGCGGGTCGATCCGACCGCCGCCGTAGTAGCCCAGCTTCGTGCTGAGACCGGCATAGGTGTCATCCGGGTAACCGTAGCGGTCGCCGGTGCCACCGACATAGGTCACGCCGCCGACCGTCGCGCTGGTCGAGTTGCGATCAGCAACGCCCGACGCAGCCTCATCGATGGTGCCGGTGTAGTTAAGAAAACTGTCCATGCCGTGGAAGTCATTCTCTGCGCCGGCGGCATCGCCGTCCCGGTACGGCTGGTAGCTGAGGTGCTGCTCCATCGATTCCTTGAGCCGCTCAGCCATCTTCGACGCCACATCGACAAGCGCCTGCTGACCGCGGTTCTCGAGAAGCTCGCGCCGAAAAATCGCGTCCGTCGCGACAAAGCCGCGCCACCCGATCTCGGCGCGCTTCCACATGTTAACTCTACTGAACGTCCTTGGAGTGTCACCTGTGGAACCCGACACAGGGGCATTGCGCCAGCGGACATTCCAGTCCATCGAACGCCCCGACTGATTCATGATGACGTTGCCGCTGTTCTCCAGCATCGCGAAGATTTTGAACTTGCGAAACGTCGCCAGCTCTTCTTCCCGAAGATGATTGACGATGGTCGTGGCGATAACGCGGCTGAAATCAGTGGGAGAGGCCATCTGCCTTTACCTTTCTACTAGAGCAACCCTTCGGTCTTGAGATTCTGCGTTAGCATCTCAGCGAAGGTCATTGGTTTGCTGGGAGTTCTCGCGTTCGTGTTGTCAGCTGGCCTTTGGCTTGCAGTTCGCATCGCTTGTTGGCGAAGGAACTCCATGTTTTGCCTTGCCTGCTGCTCACCTGGATTTATGGGCGGCTGAATTGATTCCGGCGCAGGGGCAGAAATATTTTGTCGCGGCTGAGCTGCGCGACCCTGCATCTCCGCAAGCATCAGATCCCGCTCGACCATCTTCCTGGCGAAGTCCCAGCGGGCTTCAGCGCCCTTAATTCCCAGCTGCTTTGCTTGTCCGATGTATTGTTGCACAGCAAACCCCTCCGGGGTCGGCTGGCGATTCTGGTCGTACAACCAGTCGGCGTTTTCTTTCTCCAAGCGATCCACGAAATCTTCGTCGCGCATACGCTGGAGTCGTTCCCCAACGATCTGCTCCGCGCGCTCTGAAGCCACGCGATCAACCATCGGGCCCAGAGCTTCCTCAGGATTCTCGAGGAACTTCTTGGCAAAACCCGCCTTGTAGGACTGGAACTCAGCCAACTGGTGGCGAGCCTCGAGCGGGGCGTTCGGATCGATGATCTCTCGCCCGTTCTCGTCGCGCGTGAGGTACTGCTTGTACGCGTCACGCACCTGCGGAGGATTCCACCAAGACGGTTGCTCAGGCTGCGGCGCGGGAGCCTGCTGCTGAGTCTTCGCCTGACGCTCCTGCAACCACTGCTGGAACGGCTCTTTGAAGGTGAGGTATTCGCTTGCAGCCGGAATGATCGACTGATACTGCTGCAGCTGCTGCGTAGCAACCCGCTCCTGCTGGAGCGCTTCGTACAACCGGCTGGCTACTGCCCGCTCGTCTTGCCCGTTGAACTCTGGGAGCGAGCGAAACGCACCCCAGTAGTCGGTCTGCGGTGCCTCGACAGCTGCCGACTCAACCTGAGCGGAAGATGTTTCTGGTGCCGACTCCATCGGAGCGGCATCTTGGACGTCCTGCGACTCTACTTCGACTGATTCTTCGGGTGGCATGATTCGCTCCTAGTGCGATTGCCACCGATTCTTTACCTGCCGAAGCTGCTCACTCCAGTCGCTTTTCTTGATCGCTCGAAGTCTTGCTCGCCGCGCCGCACGACTCCTCGATAGAAGTCTCCAGCGGACTCCATCTCCTTGTCGTAATCAGTCGCGCTTGGTGAGAGAGGCCGCATCTCTCTGTTGAGCAAGCCCTTGGCAGGAACGCGCGAGTAAGCGTTGTACTTGGGCTCCTCAATCAAGCCACCTAGCACCGCCCCCGGATTCCCTGTGTCGATAGAATCTTGGGCTACCTGTTCTTGCAGCTCCTGCACAGACTCAGGGATGAGCACCCGCGGCATATTCGCGGCAGCTGCCCGCGGCCCGCCCATGACCAACGAAGGACCGGCCAGCGAAGCCAAGCTCCACGCGTTGCGGGGGAACTGGTTCGCAACCTCAGGGACGAACGACACGGCAGGTGGAGGAAAGCTCCGCTGTGCGTTTCCCCCGAAGATCCCGGCAATCCCCTTCTTGGCAGCTGAGTACGCAGGCTCCATGGAAGCCGACACATACCCCATGGACCCTTGGTTGTAGCGGCGCAGGTCAAGGCGAGACTGGTCGGCCTGCTGATCGGTCTGGTTGTTGAGCCGCAGCGGCTGAGTTCTGTTGTTTCGGTTGTCGGCGTCCGCAAAAAACATCCCTGTACGGACTGGGTTGCTGCTGTCAGCAATCACGCCCATGTTCCCCAGCACCGAATTCACAGGCTGCACAGCTGCCGCCACCCCGTACTGCGGGTTGCTGTTCAAGATCTGCGTCATCCCGGTCCAGGTGAGCGGATCATCGACGGTGTATTGCCCAGTCTTTTGGTCATACAGGGTATTGGGCCCACCGTTCTCTGCGTTGGACCGATCCCACTTCTCGAGCGCCACCTGGGCCCGACCCCTGAACGCTGGCATCCCAGTCATCTGCTGGTAGCGTCGGCCAGCATCAGTAACCGGCCCCTCCCATGTCATGCTCTGAAGCTTGTTCATGGCTGTCGGAAACCAGTGGGCGTAATCGGGGGCGAGATCGCCGTCCTGCATAGCCCGAAACAACTCAGAGGACGCTTGCCGCTGCACATTCATGCGGGCCGCGTCGGTCATCAAGCTGAGCCTTGCCTTCGGATCCTTCTCGACGGCCCTGTCGTAGACCCACTGGGGGACTGACGCTTCTTCTTCGTAGTTTCCGCCGGTCGAAGATCGGTCCAGTGCATTGACCAGACTCGCCACGGCGAACTTCGACTGAGTCGCGCCGCTCCTCCCCCCGGTGGCCTTGATCGCGTCGATGGCACTGTTCGTGACACCCGCAACGTACTCCGGGTTGCTGGCCTGGGCGTCCGCTTGGGTGAACACCTCGAGCGACTTCTCGTCCCCACCGGCAAGATACTGCTCGAGCATCCGGTTCGCGTAGATCCGGGGAGTAAGGGACAGGTACTGCCGGGGCGTCAGGTCGCCGCCCTTGTACCCCTCGACCGCGGATGCCAGCTGCTGGTCGGCTTGCTCCCCAGTCAGGCCCAGCTGAGCCTCAACCAGTCGCCGCGGTACGGTCCTGAGATCCATGGCGACATCGACCTTCTCCATGTACCTGTCGTGATCCGGATCCGGCTTGTACTGGCCCCGCTCCCGCATGGAGATGGACTGGGAAACGGGGAGGATCTCGTCCAGGGACCAGTCCCAGTCTTGGGGCAGCTTGTCGCGAAGCGGGTCGAACCGCTTCCCTGCCAGCATTTCAGCCATTCGTCCAGTTCCTTCGCCAGAGTCTCAGCAGCTTTCTGTGCCGCTCCTTCCGCCGCCACCACCGCAACATCAAGTCGATAATCACCGGGATGAGAATCTGCAGGGCAACGATCCACAGACTACCAAACTGCTTATCTCCGTAGATCACCTGCATGTGCCGCTTCATGCTCTTTGAAAGCTCAGCGGTCGCCCTCAGCTCTTCGCTATCGCCAGACCTGGAGCTGGTGTAAGCCTCGTCAGGCCACTCCTGGACAGCTGCCGACACCATGTCGTAGACGATCTCTTTGCCTACCTCATGCTTGCGCTGGGGTAGGAGATCCCACACATACGACTGCAGCTCTGGGAGCGACTCAGACATCTCATTTTCCGCAGGGACAATCGTCCTTCTTTTCCTTTTCTGCGGCTCCGATCTTGTCCTGCTTCTCCTTGAACCGCTTGGACTGCATCTCCGAATAGGCCTTATTCAGCTTGCCCTTGAACGTCAGCTTCGTCTTCTTTGCCATGCGAGGCTCCTTTCACCTTTGGTTATGGACATAAAAAAAGCCGCCCGACTGAGTCGAGCGGCTCCATGATTCACGATTTCGACTACTTGCCTCCAGCCCATTTGAAATACCGGCGCGCCGGGAACAGAGACGGCGGGCGTCTTTCATTCGGCTCCCTGCCTATGTAGTGCCAGTACTGGGCTACCTTGCCGCGGGCGTCTTGGACGCAGCACATGCGGTAGTAGTGGTACTCCCCTTTCAGCTTTTTCTTCGCCACAGTGACCCAGCCTGTGGGATTCATGGCGAGCATCTGCCCGCAGATGGGCCCGCCGATGCACTGGAACTTCCGCTTCTTCGTCATTTCTTCTTCCTCCCTTTCTTCTTGGTCTCAACTGGCGGGCGCGGCCTGTTGAAAATCTCCCTCCACTTCGCCAGCACCCTCTGCAGCTCCTCCTCAGTGAACGGTCGGTACGTTCCGTTCTTGATGCACTGGTCACGCCAGGTCTGGTGGATCTTGGCAAGCGGGTCTGTCATGTATGCTTCGTCGCTCAGTTCACGCAGTAAGGAAAGTTATCGAAAACTGATAAACCGCCCTAAACTCGATTGAATTGCCCTCTCGTCGTTCAAGAGCGTCACTGTAAGAAATCCAGCCCGTTTTTCTTACGCCCCTCTCTGATTTCAGTAGCGCGGTTCGCTGAACCGGACGGTCGGGTGCTCCATGATCATCAACCTCATGGTCGCGAGATGGTCATCAAAAGCCCTGGCCGCGGCCATCCAGTGATTGCGCTCATGGCGAAGACGCTCGAGTTCGTTCGCCGCCTCCTCCACCAGCGGGTCTGGGAACTTCGAGGAGTAAGCCCGGTCCCTGAGTCGCTGCGCCAACGTACCTGCCATGTCTCACTGCTCCAGAAGTTCCGCCGGGATCATTGACCTGACGAACTCCAAGGCGTGAGTCTCGTCAGCAGAGGGCTTGCCGTACTTCAGCCGACTGCGGCAGTGCTGTTCGATCTTCCACAGCACAGAGAGAGCCTCACCGCCCAGCCTCGCGGCGTCGTATCCAGCCTGCTCTTCCGGGAGTGAGAACTTGAAGGTCGCGATCATGCCATTCAGTTGTACGAATGCGTCAATAGCTGCGGACTTCACAGTCAGGCATGACCTCTCAGGGGCAGATTCCCGGTTTGCAAATCCGGAAAAAATACAGGAGGGGGACATATATATATACATATGTACAGCTGGGGGCCTGGGCCTTCGATGCTTGATGCAAGTGCTGCCCACGCCGTGGGTTGCGGCGTTGCCATTGGTTCGGTCGGCCCCGCGACCCTACCCCCCCCTGCCTGTATCGTGCCCTGCCCTACCCCCTGCCCGACACAACTCCGGGGGACGGACAGTCAGACCGGCAGACCGGCAGACCGGATCGGAGCAACGGAGCGACACAACTCCGGGGCACGATCCGGCAGAC